CTTCTGCGGGGCGGGGTGGCGGGGGGCGGGGCCGGCTGGCGCCGGCCCCACCCCCGAGCGCGTCAGAAGGGGCAGTCGCCGAAGTCGGCCTGCCCGGTGAGCGGGTTCGCTGCGGCCTGGCGGAGCCGGCCGGGCTGATACTGCTTTCGGGTGTCTCCGTCCCGGTCGGCCTTGCGGACGTACCCGCAGAGGCGGCAGTTGCGCAGGTCGTGGTCGATGCCGGCCTTCTCGCCGGCGTGCCACTCCCGGAGGGTCATCGTGCCGGTGATGGTGACCCGGTCTCCTTTCTCGAGGACGTCTGCGAGGTAGGTGTTCTCGTCTCCGAACAGGGCGGCCGACACGTACAGGGGGGCCCCGTCGTCGTTCCACCTGCCGGTGGACTTGTCTTTCGCCCTGCGTGTGGCGCCGATGCGGAGGGAGGTGATGGGGGTGCCGGACTGCGCGTAGTGGACCTCGGGGTCCCTGACGAGGGTTCCGGTGGTGACTGTCTCAACGGCCATGGCGTGTGGTCCTTTCAGTTGATGAGGGCGGCTTTGGTTCGGCGGGCGGCTTCCGGGCCGGCGTACCTGTACGTCTGGAAGTCGGTCATCTTCTCGGTGGGGGTGACGGTCGGGACTGCGGGGGGTTCGACCGATTCGAACGCGCCGAGGGCGCTGTTGCCGGTGATGACCGGTACGTTGCCGTACTCATCGGCGATATCGGTGAGGTGCTTGACGAGCTCCTTGATGGCGACTTCCCGGGGGGGCATTCTGCGGGGTCCTTCCTGTTGGCGTGGTTCAGAATGGTGATGAGGTCTGTGACTGTCATGGTCACCCACTGGTCGCCGGCCTTCGCGTTGCCGTGGCGCTTGTGGACGACGATGCCGGCCAGGCCCCCGATGTTGGATGCCTCAGTATGCGCCTCCCGGACCCATTGAGGCAACCCCATTTTGGTTACGTTTTTGCATTCGATGGCGATCCGCCGGCCGCGGCATGCGACGCCGTACAGGTCGCCCGAGTCGGCGGCGCCGGTCTTGACCTGCCTGTCGACGTGGCAGCCTTCGAGGCGGTCGTCGAGGTGGTCTGCGATGAGTCGTTCGAATCGGCTGCCGGCCGCTTTCGCGGACCTCAGGTTGCGTCCCATGTCGGGTGCACTCTCCTTTCGACCTGACTGCAGATGGCGGCGAGCTGGTCCCGCAGGTAGTTGCTCATCTCGGTGGTGTCCTCCGGGCGGTCGGCCAGGTATCGGAACGCGCTGTCCCCGCGCTTCCGTAGGGCGCGCAGGCCGTCGTCGGGGGATGTGACCTTAGCGATCCTGGCGGCGATCCTGGCGGCGTACCAGGTCGCCTTGCCCATGTCCTCCTCGTACGTGGCGCCCGGCTTAACGCCCGCACGGAGCGCGTACTTGAGGACGTTGCCGTACAGGAAACCTTCGCGTTCGGTCAGGTCGATGACCTCGACGGGCCACTGCGTGTAGTGGGCGGGGTGGTTCACGTTGTCGGTCATGCGATCACCGCCATGGGGGTGCCGTCCGTGTCGGCGCGGTACTGGTCCCAGCCGCCGGCATGCCCGGTCTTGACTGTGTTGACCACGAGCAGGCCGTCTCCCTGTTCGTAGTCGATGCCGCCGCCGGCGATCACGGCGACAGGGGTGTCGTTGCCGTACCGGAAAGCGGCGTCCTGCAGCTGCCCCATGAGGCGACCGATGGTGAGGGTGCCGGCTTCCTGGGTGGTGTAGTCGCGGATTGTGGCGCCAGTGCCGGTGGATCCGAAGCCGCCGGCGCCCCGGTCGGTGTCGGTGTCTACGGTGCCGGCCTCCACCTCGACGGGCGGCTGGGGGTGGATGATCAGCTGGCAGACCCGTTCCCCGGCGGCGACGAGGACCGGCTCGGCGAGGGCGGTGACGAGGAGCTTCAGGTTGCCGCGGTAGCCGGAGTCGATGATGCCGACGCCGTTGGGGATGGCGAGCCCTTTCTCGCCGGCCGAGGAGCGGAGTGTCAGCTGCCCGTAGTAGCCGTCGGGGATGGCGACGCGGATGCCGAGGTCGATCGTGTACACGGCACCCGGGCGAACCAGACAGCCCTGCTCTTCGGGGATGTGCAGGTCGAGGCCGGCGTCCGTGTCATGGGCCCGCGCGGGGTCCGATACGTTCGTAACCTTCTGGATGGTGACCTTCATGTTGGTGGTTCCTTTCAGTGCTTGGCCCAGGGGGAGCGGTCTCGCCCTCGAGTCAGGTCGTGGGGTTCGGAGTGGTAGGAGTCGATTTCGTTTTCGTCCCACGCGAGTGGGGAGTGTCCGCCGGCGATGACGGCTGTTTCGTGTGCGGCTGCGGAGTTCCTGTTCGGGGGGATCGGCCGGCATTGGAGCCGCTGCCACGCGCAGGCCAGGCGGAGTCTGGCATCGGGGTTGACGTACTCGCCGGCTCGGCCTTTCGCGACCGCCGTGGGTGAGACGTCCGCCGCCTTCGCGATGCGGTGCTCGTCGTAGCCGATCCACATGAGTGACAGGATGCGCCGCTGCAGTCCGATCGGGGTGACGAGGGTGACGGGGATCGCGGTCACTAGCCGGCCTCCGGATTCCTGCCGGCCTGCCAGGTCATGAGTACGGCCTCGAGGGAGTCGGGGTCGTCCATGCTGGCGCCGCCTTCCTGGGCCCGCTTCCACACGTCGCCGGGGCTGCCGCCGGTTTCCTTGCAGTAGTCCATGAGCATGGTGCGGGTCGTGTTGCGGCGGGCTTCCTGCTCGCTGCCGGGCTCCGGGGCGGGCGCGGAGGCCATGGTGGGGGTGTCGGGGATGATCCCGGCTTCGTGCTTCCGTTCGGTGGGCGGCGGGACGTCCTCGGGGCCGCGGGCGTTCTCAGCGATTCTGCGGGCCTTTCCCCGGGCGTCCCTCCTCTCGGCGGGGGCGGCTTCCGCGGGGCGTTCCTGCGGCCGCCGAGGCTCGCTGGTGAGCTCTTCGGCGGTGTACACGTTCCCGGCGAGGGCGTCCGATGCGCCCTGACGGCACACCTCGGTGATGGCGCGAGCTCGGAGCATCTGCCGGGGGTACTGCGTCCACGGGCCGCGGTTGCCCCACAGGCCCGCCTCGCGGGCCTTCTTCTCGTCCCAGGTGACAGTGAACTCGTAGTCGGGGTCGTCGGCGCGGACGATGCTGGCGGTGACGCTGTTGCCGTCCTCGTGGATGCGGAGCTTGTGGCCGGCCCTGCGGACGATCGCTCCCATGAGGTCTGCGGACATGGTCATCTTGCCGCGGGCCACGACCATGGACTGCATGACCTGGGTGTAGGGGACGCCGAGCGCGTCGCCGATATCCATCGCCCAGATGATGTCGGCGGGCTTGCCCCGGTATTCGGCGGGGATGAGGCTCGATTGGGAGACGATCTTCGCGTGTTCGATGCGGTCCATCAGATGGTTCCTTTCATGACTGTTCCGAGGAGTGCGGCGGCTACGTCGGCGGGGTGCGAGTCGCATTGGTAGGGGACGTCGGCGCGGGAGCGTCCTGCGTGGATGGTGACGCCGGCTTCTCCGATGCGGGCGGAGAGCAGGTCCTGCCGGTCGGTGAAGATGAACAGACGGGCCGGGTCCGCGTCCACGAGCGGTTCGTCGATGATGAACTGCGGCCCGGGGTGGTGGCGGAGGCAGCATTCGGCGATGGCCCGGGCCATGGCGGCCCTGTCCCGCCTGGGGGCGAACCGGCCGATCATGCCCACTCCTCGCGCGCGTCGTTGAGGGCCCTGCGGATGGCGTTGTTGATGGAGTCCTGGCTCGCGTTGGGGTCGCAGGAGTATCTGCTGCCGCCTGCGTCGAGGGCGTACAGGCCGTCCTCGTCGACTGACGCGACTACGTTGCCTCTCTCGGTTCGGGCTTCGATGTAGGGGGATCCGTGGGTGGTGCGGCAGAAAGCGGCGTATTCCGTGACGGCCAGGTGGTCGCGGATGGCGGTCAGGAGAGGGAGGAGGAGGCGGGACTGTGCGAGCGGTGACATTGGTGGTTCCTTTCTGCTGTTGGGGCCGGATCACATGCGGCCGGGGTGGTAGTAGGCGATTGGGTTGCGGGCCTCGTCGAGGGCGGCGAGCAGGAGCGCGCGTCTTTCATCTTCCGTGTCCGCCGTCCGAATGTAGTTCGGCTCGGCCATGCTGGTGAAGCACCAGCGGCCGCCGCTCCGCCAGACGCTCGTCGTGCCTTCGGCGCCGGAGATCTGCAGTGCGGGGTCCTCGTCGCGGCGGAGAGCCGTCGTCAGGGCCTCCCCTTCCTGCAGGAGGGGGCGCAGGTATGCGATGGCGTCGGCGAAGACTTCGTCGGGGTCGGGCGGGGGAACCGGCCTGCCGTTACGGCGGGCGTAGTCGAGGACGGCGTCGATCGCACGCCCGGCGATCCGCTCGCCGGGCCTCCACACTTCGAACGCGTCGAGGGCGCCGATGCCGTACAGGTCCGAGCCGGAGAGCGTGTACGCGTGCGCCGCCGCCCCGGACGTTGCGATGGTGTACATGCGGTCGTCGTAGTAGTCGGACGGCTCCTCGAGCATGGTTTCGCCGTCGATGAGGCGGGAGCGGAGCAGGGGTTCGATGTCGGAGAGCTGCATGTCGTTCTCCTTTCAGCTGTGGCGGATGTTGATTGTTCGGATCCTCCCTGTGGAGGGGTCCGCGTAGTGGGCGCGCTTCCAGTCGGCGGCTTCGATCCGCTCGACCCTGCGCCGGTGGGACGCCGCGTATTTCTTGGCGGACCGGGCTCGTTTGGCGGGGGTTGTGTTCTCGGGGATGTTCATGGCAGTGGGAGGTTCCTGAGAGTCTGTTCGGCGTCGGCTTCTGCGGTGGCGTGGTTGAACGAGGGGACCTGGGGGGTCGGCCGGTTCGAGGAGGCGACCACGATGCGGAGCTCGTCGTTGATGACTGCGACCCCGCGCCGCGGGATGATCACCGTCCATCGGATGGCGTCTCCGAACGGGGAGCGGATGGTCGCTGCTCTGGCTTCGGCGGGCCAGCCGCGCCGGCCGATGCCGCGGGCGATGTCGTTGGCCAGCTCCTGCGCGGTGGGTGCTTTCTTCCGGCGGAACATCAGTCGTGCTCCATGGAGAGGAGCCCGCCGACGGTGCGGCCGGCGTCCGACCAGTGGATCGGGTATGAGACGTGCGTGCCGGAGGCCGACACGTAGACGAGCCTGTTGTGGTGGACGGCGACCTTGGCGGCGCAGTCCGTCTTGCCGGTTTCGGTGATGGCTACGACTGCGGCTTCCGGGTAGCCGGCCCGGCCGACGCGCGTGGCCACCGCCCCGTAGCCGGTGGTGTTCAGGCGGATGTGGTCGGCGATCTGGGTGGCGACGCTGTCCTGAGCGGATGGCGACAGGTACATGGCTGTTCTTTCTGTAGTGGCTTCTGGGGGCCTATCGGGCGTTGACCCGGCCCTGGTACTGGGCCCGGGCTGCGAGGGCGTCGGCGTGGCGGAGGATGGCCTTCCTGCGGTTGCTGGACCGGGTCGCCTTGATGGCGACCGGCAGGCCGATGAGCAGGGCCGGGACGGTGGCCGTGCCGACCCCGCCGGCGAGGAGGCCGGCGACCGCGCCGAGCACGGCGACGATCGAGAGGGTCGCGATCCAGGTGATCAGGGTGGTGGCGGCCCGGTTGGGGAGCTGGGCGGTGGTGGTGTTCATTTGGTTCCTCCTTGGTGGGGTTGGCCGGTATCGGGTTATCGGTCTTAGTCTCCCGCGTTCGGGGGGCGAAGTCAAGGCGCGGGCGAGTGAGGGCGGACACGGTCGGGTGTCGTCCCGGGGTGCCCCCCCTGTTCTCCTTCTCCCCCCCGCCGCGGACGGCCCCGGGACCGTGGTCCTAGACCCGGTCGCGTCCTCGTTCGCGCCCGCGCGTCCCGTACGGGACTATGACGCCAAGGGAGAGATATCTAGGTAGTAGGCAGTAGGTGCCTGTGGATATGTGGATAACCCCATCTTTCATTGCTATGTCGGGGTGGATCCGTCCACAGGGGAGTGTGAATAAAGTTGTATGCACATGTGGATTACTTGTAGGTACAAGTACTTTTCCACAAGTTGTCCACAACCGATCCACAGGGTTCTCCACAGGGTTGTCCACAAGGGTGGACGGGGGCGGCCGGGACTGAGGTCCCGCTGCTGTGCGGAGTTATCCACAGGGGTGGTCTAACCTGTGGACGCCAACCATCACCTTCGGAGGACCGCATGACTCGCACCCTTTCATTCCTCGTGGGCGTCTCCGCCGCGCTCGCCACCCTCTGGACCCTGGCTCAGCTGGGGATCGCCCTCGCCGCCGGGGAGGCGAACGTGATCTCCCTGGTCGGCTGGGGCCTGGCCTCGGCGATCCTGTGGGCTCTTCTGCGGCCCATCAGGTGGGCGAGGGCCCATGGCCTGCACCCCGGGTTTCATCGCCGCTGAGAGGCTCCGAGCGCCTCTCCCGGGGGGGCTCCGACACGCCGGTGCCGGAGCCCCCCTTCCTTCGTCCCCGCTAACCGGAACGTTCCGGTCCTCTTCCGCTCCGGCTCGGCGAGGCGGGTCGACTCGACCGTCGGGGCGTCCTCGTCGAAGGGTCCGGATCGCAGGGCGGCGGCCTCGTCCCCGACCGTTCTTTGACCTGCCATACTGTGCGGTACAACCGGAACGTATGCGTCCCACTTACACTAGAACGTCGGTCGGTTAACGTTTTAACGTGTGAGTTCACCCACTGGATATCGGGGTTTGGGAGCTTCCATCGTGTACCGTGGGGGGAAAGGGGGGCGGAGGAGAGCCCGACCGTCCAGGTCGGCCCGCCCAACGGGAACAACACAGCCAGCACGAGAACAACCCCCCGACACGGAACACAACACGCAGAGCCCGCAACCACGGAACACCCCCAGCGAACACACGGCCGAACCTGAACAACCAACGAGAACCGCAACCACGACCCCAGGTCGAGAACAACCCCACCAGAACACGACCAGCAAGACAAGCCGACCGCAAGACCAGCCCACCCCAACAGAAAAGAACCGCAACCCACAAGACCCCCACCAACCGACAGCGACCACCACCCAGCAGAGGGACGACCCGAACCAGGAACCACAGCCCGCCAAGCGGCCGGGGGGGGGGAGTTAAGGAG